CTAGTTATCGAGGCCCGCGTTGATGGCGGCGACGACGGCACCCTCGTCCGCGGCGCCCTTGATGGCGTGGCAGAAGTCCTCGTGCATGAGCGAGGCCGCGATCTTCGACAGGATGCGGAGGTGCTCGGTGCCCAGCTCCCCGTCGGGAATGAACAGCGCGATGGCGCAGTCGACCGGGGCCTTGTCCATCGTCTGCCACTCGACGGGCTCGGCGAAGCGCAGCACGACGATGCAGGGCTCGGACACGGAGGCGCTCTTACAGTGCGGGATGGCGAAGCCGCTCATCATGCCCGTGGAGCCCTCGGCCTCGCGAGCCTTGAGGCCCCCGAGGAGGGTGGCGGCGTCGGAGCCGGCGCCAAGCTCGACGGCCTTGTTGGCAGCGAGCTCGAGAACCTCGTCACGCGAGGTGGCGGTGCAGTCTAGGATCACGTGGGACGAATCAAGGATAGCCATGCGAACTCCCCCTCATCTCGGCCTGCTTTCGCGGCCGCACTTTGACAACGTCACTGATTTTAACCGTGTAACGAGAGGAATCGCGAATCAATCTCGCATTCTCTGAAAAAAGCAAGCGTTTTCTCGATAGATGGCTATGAATCCATAGTCAAGCGGTGGAATGGTGGCGCTGTCGCTTCTGATTGGGCGTCTCGCGACAGCAAAAGGCCCCGGACTTTCACCCGGGGCCTGCGCTTTAGATGGTGGTCCGTCAGGGGTTCGAACCCTGGACCTTGGGATTAAGAGTCCCCTGCTCTACCAGCTGAGCTAACGGACCATCTGTATGTCTCCAAGTAGAATACTCTACTTGGCGGAAAAATCAATGGTGGTTCGTCAGGGGTTCGAACCCTGGACCTTGGGATTAAGAGTCCCCTGCTCTACCAGCTGAGCTAACGAACCATGTCACCTGAAGGCATGATGGGGTGGGTGAAGGGGCTCGAACCCTCGACCTACGGAGCCACGGTCCGTCGCTCTGCCAACTGAGCTACACCCACCATTTGGCCACGCCTTTAAGCAGCTCGTCTATTATGCACAGCAACCAAGGCCGTTGCAAGCACAAATTTCGAAAAAGTTTAGGTCGGGCTTCTGAGACGGGCACGGTGGATGAATCCGCGGCGTTTGGTCTAGAATGGATGGGCATCGCGGCGCACGCCGTCGCATTCGCGCCCTTAGCTCAGCTGGATAGAGCACCGGACTTCTAATCCGACGGTCGAGCGTTCGAATCGCTCAGGGCGCACCAGCAAAGCACGAGGCCAGCGGGCACGTTCGCTCGCTGGCCTCTTCTTGTGTCCGCGTCTGTCTGGGACGAAATGGGGCAAAATCCGAGTTTTCAACAATCCCTAGCGGCCGAACAGGCCCCTCTGGAGCGCCGTGCCGACGGCCCGCGACGTGGCGTGGCCGTACCAGCCGTCCACGTCCAGGCCCGCGCCGACCTCGTCGTTGAGGAAGCGCTGGAGCGCCCGCACGGTGTCGCGTCCCATGTGCCCGTCCGCGCCCGAGGCGCCCACGCCGTAGCCCCTGCGGACGAGGAAGCGCTGCAGGGCGACGACCATCTGCGAGCCGCGGCCGCCGCGGGTGGCCGGGCTGACCGTGATGGCCCACTGCACGGAGTTGGCGTTGTACGGCGCCTGGCCGCTGATCTCGCCGTCGCTCGGCGTGCCCAGCTGGCTCTGCCAGGCGGCGACCATGCGCGGCCCCGTCCAGGACGTGTCGCCCAGCCCCGCGTCCGCCGAGACGGTCGAGCCGCCCCCGCGCATCCTGGACGCGACGTCGGCCTTGAACTCGGCCCACGTGCGGCCGTAGCGCCGGAAGTACGGCACCGGGTCCGTGTGGTCGGAGCCTCCCCAGCGGGACGACGCCTCGCTGTGCGAGATCATGCGGTCGATGCCCCACCCCCGCGAGTTGAGGTAGTCGGCGGCCCACTGCGCCGCCTCGTCCCACTGCGACAGGAAGTCCGCGCGGCTCGTCGCGTAGCACAGCTCGATGCCGACGCAGTAGCGGTTGCCGTAGCCGACCTGCCAGGCGAGCGTGTCGTCGCGCTGCGTGTGGTAGACGGTGTGGCCGTCCGTGCTCATGACGTAGTGTGCCATGGGCACGTTGTTGTCGCGCCAGTAGCAGACGTGGTTCCAGGCGCTCGCGCCCGGGTTGTCCGTGTCATGGATGACCAGGTAGCTGGGCGAGATGCGCCCATGGCCGGATGACACTATCTGCTCGCGCTGCGTGTAGGCGAGCGCCGGCGTGCCGCACGCGATGGTCGCGACGAGCGCGACCCCGACGAGCGCCGCCAGGCGGGACGCGAGTACTCTAGCCCTGCTCACCAGCATCGCCCCCGCTCAACTGCGACACACCGATGAGCACGCCTATGACCAGCGCCGCCAGGCTGCACGTGGCCGTGACCTCGCCGCCCAGGGGCAGCGCCCAGATCTGCGCGAGCTGGCCGTAGCCCCAGCCGACGGCCGGAAGCGCCACGAGCGCCACCCACTTGAGCACGTCGTAGGCCGCGTCCGGCAGCCAGTAGCGCGGGTAGTCCTTGGTTTCCGTTTCCTTGTCCATTGGTCCCCTTCCCCTCTAGCCCAGGCCGACCCGCGCCAGGACGTAGGCGCAGACGGCCATCGTCACCGCGGCGACGACGTTGCTCACGACCGAGTCCCAGCGCTTGCCCGGGCGGCCCTCAAGCTCGTCGAGCTTGCCCTTGATCTCCAGGCACAGCGCGTTGGTGTTCGCGAGCAGCACGGAGTCGTGCTCGCGGTTTATGCGCAGCTGGTCGATCTGCTCGCCGTGCTTGGCCAGCCGCTCGTCGGTCCTGCGCATGTACTCGCTGATGTCCTCCATCGCATCACCTCCCGCCGCGATTGTCCGGGCGCCGTAACGGGCAGAAATCCCAGACGCGAGCGCCCGGCGGCGTGGTCCGGGCGCCTGGGATTTCCGGGAGGTCGCCATGCTGTTCGAGGACGCCGCCGAGAGGTACATGACGGACAAGGCACGCAGGCTCAGGGCCTGCACGCTGGCCGGCTACGAGAGCGCCCTGCGCTGCCACGTGCTGCCGAGATGGTCGGGCGTGGAGCTGGAGGCCATCACGCCAGAGGAGCTGCAGGGGTGGGTGGACGGCCTCGAGCTGCCGGGTGCCGCCGCCAAGGCGTACAAGACGCTGCGTCAGGTCGTTCGCTGGGCCATCCGGCGCCTGGGCGTGCGCATGTACGACCCGACGGCCGCGGGCGTTGAGCTGCCGAGCGCGAGGCCAAGGAGGCCGCGCACGCTCGACGCCGGGCAGGTGCGCTCCTATCTGCGCGCCCTTTGGGGCCACGAGTGCGAGGCCGTCGCCATCTGCTCGGTGACGCTGGGGCTGCGCCGTGGCGAGGCGTGCGGGCTCAGGTGGGAGGACATAGACCTGCGCACCGGCGAGGTCAGGGTCAGGCGCTCCCGTCAGGTGGTCTCGGGACGCGAGGTCGTCGAGGAGCCCAAGACCGAGCGCAGCGCCCGCTCGTGCTGGCTGCCGCGCTTCGCCGTGCGCCGCCTGCGCCAGATACGTCGCGGCCGCTCCGGGTGGCTGTGCGAGCTGTCGCCGGACGCGGTCGCGCGGCGCATACGCTCGGCGTGCCGGAGGGCGGGCGCGGCCTGGACGTCGATGACCGAGTGCCGCCACACGTGGGCCACGCTCGCGGTCGAGGCGGGCGTCGGCATCGAGACCGTGGCGATGATGCTGGGGCACGCCGACATTGGCACGGCCTACGAGCACTACATCGTGCCGCGCCCGCGCATCTGCCGGGACGCGCAGCGTGAGGTGGAGCGGCTGCTGCTCAACGGGTGATTCCGTATCCCTCAGCCTGGGCCAGAGCGACACGGCGCTGGCCGCCTCGGCCACCGGAAGGACGGTGACGGTCTCCTACATGAGGCATACGGACGGCTTCTTCTCTGGCGCGAGCGGCGCGACTACGAGGCTCGGGACCATGCCCGCGAGGTACAGGCCCCCGAGGGAAATGCGCTGCCCGCTCGTCGGCGATGTCTACCTTGCCGTCGGCACGGATGGGTTCGTCGGCATCTACAACAACGCAACCACGGAAAGGAACTACGGCGCGGGCTTTGGAGCGGTGTTGACTTACGCCATCGCGTGATTCCGTATCCCACCCGCTCGACACGGGGTGGGTCTTCCTTTACGACGACCCCACGTGGGGCGTCGTCAAGTACCGCGCGAGGGGCGGCGTGTGCTGCCTTACGATCGTGAGCGTCGGCGGCATCGGCGCCGGGGCGCCGTGGGCCGTGCCGAACGTCATCGCAAGGAAGTTCCTCCCACAGTCGGGCCTGTACGTGCCACTCGCACACCGCCAGAGTAACAACATCGCCCAGGTGTGGATACCGGGCCAGAGCGACGTGAACTCTGACGGGAAGCTCTACATCTACAGCGGCATGAACACCGACGACAACTCCTCGAGGATCAGCGGGAACGTCACGTGGATATACGAGCCGGAGCCTCCGGACCCGGAGGCGTGATTCCGTATCCCGAACTAAGCCCGCCTACCTCGTCCCGATGAGCGGCGACAAATATTGCGTCTACCAAAAGGTCGGCTCGCTCGTCACCGTGTCCATGAACAACGTGTCCTCCAAGGCAACGCTCGGGACGCTGCCAGAGGGCTTCAGGCCCGCAGTTCTGGTCGTTGGCATCGGATACGTCAGGGGAACCAACTACGTCGGGCAGATCCTCGTCGAGACGGACGGGAAAGTGTCCACCTGGTGCTCATCCAACAACAGCTACTTCGCCGGGTGCGTCACGTTTCCAGTGGCATAGCATTCCGTATCCCGGACGCAGTCGTTCTCGTCGAGCAACGTGACCGCGATAAGGGCCGGGAGCCTCTGCACGGTGTCTGCCTCCATGGCCGGCTCGCCGGTCGCAATCCCCGCCTGGTCCTCCGGCATCGTCGCGACCCTGCCGGAGGGCATGCGGCCCCGGGCGACGGTTGGCGGATGCGCTTTCGTGGAGACCGACACCAACCGGCCCGTGCCCATCGCCGTCGAGTCCGGCGGCGGCGTCAGGCTCCTGACGCGAGCCGTGACCATCAGCAAGGGGACGCTGCTGTCGTTCTCGGTCTCGTACCCCGCCTAGGCGATGCCGTAGATGGAGCTGACCCCGCCGATGTCGTAGGAGTAGTCGTTGCCAGCGTTGTAGCGGCCGCCCCCGGCGAAGGTCCACTTGTCGCCGCTCGTCGAGAACCTGATGCCGACGACGGCCATGCTCGTCGCGGCAGAGATGTCCCAAGCCGCGTTCGCCGTGAAGTTGACGGAGGAGTCGCCGAGCCTTGCGCCTAACAACACGTCATCCGCCTTCGTGATTCTGCACGCGAACAGGCTGTACTCCGTCGACCCGGGGACGGTGATGCTGCCGGAGTTGACCCAACCGCTCCACAGCAGCTTTGGTCCGGATAGCCTCCGGGATACGGAATCACCCAACCACGTTCTCGAAGGCGGAGAAGAGGATGGTGCAGTTGACGTAGATGGCGCACGGCCGATTGACGAATTGGGACTTCGTCCCGACCGTGATGTAGGGGTAGCCGTCCTTCGACAGGAAGACTCCAACGGGGTTGGTCGCGAAGAACTCGAAGCCCCTGTTCTCGGCAGACTGGTCGAGCTTCAGTGCCGCGTTGGTCAGCAGCTCCTGGTATCCGCCGGGCGAGACCTTGAGGGGGATTTTGGCGCACCAGACGCCGTCGGCGGTGAAGTCCGACGGCCTCACCGCCTTGTTCCACGGGTCGGCCGACATGTCGTAGCTCCAGATGTAGCCTCGCACGTTGGCGAACCCGCCCTGGCCGTACTCCCACCTGCCCGTCTCGTCGTTGTAGACGTTGGTGGTCACGGTGATCGAGCCCGCCCAGCCATCGGGCGTGGCCGACAGCGCGTAGACGCCCCTGTGCAGCCTGTCCCGGGATACGGAATCCCCGAGGGACTTGAGGCTCTGCGCCGTGTCGGCGACCTGGACGGGGGTGCCGGGGGTGATGCCGTCGATGGGGATGCGCCACAGCGGCATGATCGCCTCGGAGCCGCCGGCCGAGATGTCGCCGGCGTCGTACGTCGGGTCGGCCGGCGTCCCGGTCGTCGGCGTACCCTTGAGCACCTTGGCGTCGAACCTCTCGACGCCCGTGGAGGCGTCCTTCCTGTAGTGGCACACGACGAGGTCGTTGCGCTTGTAGCCACTCGTGCCGCTCTCGACCGTGAGGTCGACGGCCTCCTCGTTGGTGACCACGCGACCGTCGATGACCAGGTCGCCGGTGTCGACGCGGACCTTGTTCGCCGTCTGCATCGTGGCCTTGAGCCCGTGCAGCGTCGGAAGGACGTAGCGGCCCTTGCCGGCCACGCCCTCGACGATGCGGCCCAGCTGCGAGGCCGTGATGTGGTCCCTGCCCTGGAACGCGAGCACCCCATCGAACGCCACGCTACTCACCCCTCTTCGCCATGAAGTCGCCGAACGCCGAGTCCTGCGAGGCCGCCAGCGTGCGGTAGCCGTCGTAGCAGTCCGGGCACAGCAGGCGCGAGACCTCCGTGCCGTCGGCCGTGTAGCGCTTGACCGTGCGCCAGCTCTGCGCCTCCGGGCTGTTGTCCGTGGCGTACAGCGTCTTCTGGCACCTGTCGCAGACGAGCTGCGAGTATCCCTGCGTCTTTGCCATCTATGCGGTCCTCTCCCAACGGAAGGCGCCGAGGCTCGGCACCCTCTCCCACGTTCCCCCGTATGCTCCGGCCGGGCTAACGGCCGACGTGCTCTCGTAGGTGCTCCCCACCGGGTGCGCCGCCAGGAACGACGCGGCCGCTCCCTGGCCCTCGCACGTGATGGTCACGTCGGCGCTGCCGTCGAAGGTGGCCGAGCCCGTGACGGCGCCCTTGAGCGTGAGCCTGCGGGCGGTCGCGAGCTTTGACGCCGTGGGCGCGTTGCCGCTGCCGTTGCCGGTGCCGCCCCTCGCCACGGGCAGGACGCCAGAGGTGACGTCTGAGGCGGCGTGCTGGTGCGACTTGGCGGCGTAGTCGCCGCGCGGCTGGTAGCCCGCGAGCTTGGCCGTGACGTAGTCGGTGGACGCGATGGTGCGGTACGCGACCCGCTGGTCGACCATGGAGCCCAGCGCCGGGGCGCCCGTCTGGTTGTCCTGCTTCGTGTTGGGCGTCCAGGACTTGTAGACGCCCTGGATGGTGTAGTTGCCGTTCGGGTAGCCCCATGGCAGCCTCACCCAGACGTCCGCCGTGGAGTCGTTGGCGGCGTAGACGCGCACCTCGACGCCATCGCAGTTGGCGCCGAGCTCGACCGTGGTGCCGAAGTATCCGGTACTCCCGTCCCCGGTCCATCCGTCCTTGATGAACACCCAAAACTCAGAGTTCTGCGACGGGCATCCGTTGTAGCCAGCGCCGGTCAGCACATGGAGGTGCACTGAGCTGTCGTCACCCGCCGAGACGAGCGTGCCCAGGCGAAACCAGTACTTTTTCTTGTTGCAGTCAAGCCTGAACCTGTACGACAACGAGGTGCTCGTCGCGTCCGGCTTCTTCGCCAGTGCGGTCTCGGCGGCCGTCACGCGCTTCGCGAGCGCCGAGTCGGCGTCCGCCCGCGACTTGGCCTCGGCGTCCAGGCCCGCCTGCCTGGCGAGCCCCGCCGTCTGGTCGGTCGCGCTGAGCGTGCCGTCGGAGATTGACAGCCCGGAGCCCACCCTGACGCCGCCCAGCACCGTGGCCGAGGCCGTCGGCAGCGAGTAGGCGGGCTTGTCCTCGAGCGCCTTGACGCGGCCGCCGAGCGCCGAGTCCGCGCTCTCGCGGGCAGACCTCTCTGCGGCGATGGCGCCCTGCCTGTCGGTCGTCTCCTTGGAGAGCTCGCCAATCACGGTGTCGAGGCTGCCCCTTATGCCCTTGTCGGCCGACTCCCGCGCCTGGGCCTCGACCTTGATGGCGTCGGCGTTGGCCTTCTCGGCCTTGGCGGCGCGCGTGGCCTCCGCCGCCAGGTCGTTCGCCACGCCCTGGGCGGACTCGGAGGCCTTGGAGGCGGCCGCGGAGACGGCGTCGAGCTTGGCCTGCGTGACGTCGGCGGAGATTGTGCGGCCCACGATCTGGATGCCCTCGCCCGCCGCGTATGCCACGCCGCCGCCCGAGGACTCGGACGAGCCGGACGAGGAGCCGGAGGACGCGGTGCCGCCGGCCTTGTACGTGGCCGTCACGCCGTCGTCGGTCACGGTGACGTCCACGGTGCCCACGGTCACGGAAACCTCGGTGCCGGTGTCGATGTCGGTTCCCGGCACCACGTCACCCACGGCGTAGCTGCCGTCAAGCGCCAGCGTCGCGCTCATGGAGTCGGCCGCCTGGTACTCCGCCAGCTTCTTGGGGCCGTCCTGGGCCAGCTCCTCGGCGCTCGCGTTCGTGTAGTCGTAGGTCGTGGCGCGCTCGTCGAGACCCCTCAGCGTCTGCGTCTGGCTTATGTTGCCCTTGGCGTCGGCGTACCAGTGCTGCACGACTCGGTTCCGCAGCTCGCCCGCGCCGAGGCACACGAGGTGGTTGTAGGGCCTGTGGACGCGCGTGACGTCCACGTCGGCGACGTCCGAGGTCGGGCCGTCCGACCAGTCGACGATCGGGACGGCCGAGAGGACGGCCCTGCCCGCCGCGGCGTCGTAGGACACGGCGAGCCTGGCGCCGGACGCGGCGAGCATCTTGCGGATGCCCGTGTAGGCGTCGCAGTACCGGTCGAACGTGTGTTTTACGGTGACGCCGCTGGCGGTCGCCGGCGCGGTCATGACGTCGGACAGCCCCATGCGCGAGACGAGCGAGAGCAGCACGGCGTTGGCCTCGCCCGACACGGTCAGGTAGTCGGCGCCGGGGTCGGGGCACAGCACGCGGTCGCGCAGGATTCCGTGCCAGGAGCGGCCGCGGTACCTGAGCGCGCCGTCGGACTGGCTGGCCTCGCGCTCGTCCACGACGCCGCCCCACTCGGTGCCCTCGACGTAGACGAGCGCCCCGTCCTCCAGGCGCGCGCCCGAGGCGAGGTCGACGGTCAGCTCGAAGTCGTTGCCCGAGTCGCCCCACGTCACGTTGAGGCTCGTGCCGCGCAGGACGCCGACGTCCCGGCGCGCGGCGTCGGTGTAGCAGATGTCGGCCATGGCCTAGCCCTCCTCGTACGGCGCGGCTGAGCGCACCTCGTAGGTCACGAGCTCCATGCGCGCGTCGTTGCCCCAGGCGAAGGCCGAGTCGCCGCACGGTATCTCCTCGAAGATGTAGGAGCCGGAGCCGGACGCCCCGCGCTCGCGAAGAGCGTACTGGCTCGTCCTCGTGCCGTCGGCCAGGACGAGCTCGACCCTGCGGTCTCGGGAGTCGACCTCGAGCCTCGCGCCCTCGGGCACGTCCACGTTCACGCGGTAGAGGTTGCCGGCTATGCGCAGGTACGGCGACGTCGCCGGGCCGAACGTGCGCCACAGGAACGGGCTCGGTGAGTCTCCCGCGACCGTGACCGTGGTCGACGCCCTCTCGCGGAGCAGGTCGCAGGGCAGGTCGCGCAGGAAGTCGGTCCCGCCGGCGGCCGACGCGGTCTCGGGGACGAGCAGGCGCGTCGTGGCGCGCACCCACGACGGGTCCTCGACGAGCAGCGTCAGGCTCACCTCGGCGTAGCGGTCGTCGTACCAGTAGCGCGTCGGCTGGCCGGCCACGATCCAGCAGCGCATCGACCAGTCGCCCAGCCACAGCTCTCCGGGCTCGCCCGCGAGCACGTCCGGCTCGCCCACCGCCAGGACGCGGTTGCGCAGCTCCAGTCCGCGCTCGCCGGTGGCGGCGGCGATTCCGACGGGGAGCTTGACCTTACGCGGCTTGGACGGGCGGCGCGAGAACGACGTGACGCGCCCCGAGCCCTTGCCCGTCGAGTACGACCACTCCCAGTCGCGCAGCTCGTGCTCCATGTAGTGCAGGGCCTCGTCGGTGCCTCCCAGCTCCAGCACCTCGCCCCTGCGGTTGACGTACCGTATGTCGGTCCTCAAGCCGTCACCAGCCCCCTCACGATCTTGCCGGCCTCGCGCCTGTCGACGCTGAGCGAGACCGGCTCCCCGAGCGCGCGCTCGAGCCTGTCGGCCATGGCGTCCACGTGCTCGCACACGTCCGCGAGCAGCGAGCGCTGCCCGGAGTCCGCCGCCGTCCCCACGGATGCCGCCTGCGAGGCCACCGCCGACGTCACGGCCGCCATCTGCGGCGCCGGCAGCGACTCGGCGGCGCCGGTCGCGGCGGCCATCATGGCGCGCACCGAGCCCGCGACCCCCTGGGCCTCGTCGTCGATGCCCAGCGCCATGCCCTCGCCGGTCATGTTGCCTATCCAGCGGAAGACCCTCGACGGCGAGTGGATGCCCAGCAGACCCTTGCCGAACTCGATGGCCGAGTTGACGATGCCGCCGATGGCGCCCGTCACGGCCGAGCCCATCGCCGAGATGCCGTTCGCGAAGCCCTGGACGAGCTGCCTGCCGGCGTCCGCGAGCGAGAAGCTCGAGATGGCGCCCACGATGTCGCCGAGCAGGCCGCCCACCGCCGACAGCACCGAGCCGACCACCTGCGGGACGGCCCGGGCGATGGCGCCGAACAGCGTCACGGCCGCGGCGAGCAGCGCGCCGGCGAACGACGGCAGGCTCGAAAGCAGCGTGCCGACGAGCGACGAGAGCGCCGAGAGCAGCGCGGGCGCTATCTGCGGCAGGGCCTGAACGATGGCGACGAACAGCGCCACGGCGGCCGACAGCAAGCCCGTCGCGAACGTCGGCAGCGCGGCGGCGACGGCCTGCACGACCTGCGGCAGGGCCGCGACGAGCGCCGGGATTATCTGCGGCAGGGCCGCCACGATGCCCTGGAACATGGCGAGCGCGCCCGCCAGGACGGCCGGGGCGTTGGCGGCGAACGAGTCGGCCAGCCCCTGTATCAGCGCCGGCATGGCGTCGCCGAGCTGGACGGCCACCTCGCCGAGCGCCTGGAGGACGCCGCCGAGCATCTGCATGGCGCCCTCGAGCAGGACGGGCGCCGACGACACGAGCAGGTCGCACAGCACGCCGGCGGCAGCGCCCACGAGCTCTACGAGCTGTGGCGTCATGGCCTCGACGCCGGACACCACGGTCCGCAGCAGCTCCGAGACCATGGCCGCGAGCTGCGGGCCCGCGCTCTGGAGGCCGGAGACCGCGCCCGGGATGGCCGCGGCGACTGCCGACAGGGCGTTGGCGGCCATCGGCACCATGCCCTGGACGGCGGAGGCCACGCCGCGCACGGCCGCGTTCACGTCGACGCCCATGGCCGAGCCGGCCAGCGCCGCGCCGGCGAGGGCCGCCGACAGCGCTCCGAGCACGACCGTCGCGCCACCGAAGGCCGCCGAGATGCTGGCGGCCGCCGGGGCCACCCTCCCGCACAGGTCCACGAGCCCGCCGAGCCCGCCCCTGGCGGCGCCCGCCAGGCCGCCCGCCGCCGACCTGGCCGCCCCGAGGGGGTCGTTCACGGCCGAGACGATCGCGTTGCCCGCGGCGGTCGCCCCGTGCTCCAGCGCGAGCATGCCGCGGTCGGACGCGGCGGTCACGTCCTGGAGCACGGAGAGGCCAGCCTGGAGCGGGTTCTCGAGCGTGAGCTGGAGGGCCGCGCCCGCGTCCCCGGCACCCCTCTTGAGCGCGGAGAACGCCTTGCCCGCGGCCCCGGCCAGGCCCGTCGCGCCCTCGCCGCCGTCGCGGAACGCCGCGGCCACGCCGGACAGCACCGGCGCGGCGGCCCCGGCGAGCCTGGACGCGACCCCGATGCCCGCACCCGCCGCCGAGACGGCCTTGCCCGAGACCAGCAGCGCCGGGCCCATGCCGGCGAGCAGCCCGAGCGCCGAGACGACCGCCGACACCTGCTCGGGCGTGAGCGACGAGATGGCCGACGACAGCGCCGAGGCGACCCCCTGGGCGACGCCCATGGCCGCCTCGAGCTGCGGCATGAGGCCCTGCACGAGGTCGCCGAGCGGGTCGGCGAGGTCTGCGAGCGTCGAGGCCAGCTCCTTGTACGCGTCGGTCTTGTACAGCTCCTTGACGGCGCCCTCCGCGGCGTCGCCGAGGTTCGAAAGCGCGCCGGAGAGGGTCTTGGACTGGTCGGCCATCATGCCGCCGAAGTCGCCCTCCATGCCCGCCTTGAGCGCGGCGATGCCGGTCGCTGCGTCGACGGTGCCCTTGGACACCTTCTCCTGGGCGCCGGCGACGTCGGTGCCGAGTGCCTTCGCGAGGTACTTCCACGCGGGGATGCCCGCCTCGGTGAGCTGCAGCATCTCGTCGCTCATGACGCGGCCCTTGGCCTGCATCTGGCCGAGGGCGCGGGTCACGGAGTCGATTCCCTCCTGGCCGGTGCCCAGGCCGGCCGTGGCGTCTCCCACGGCCGTCAGGGTCGGGATGACGTCCTCGGCGGCGAAGCCGTAGGCGAGCAGCTTCTGCGTGGCGCTCGTGAGGCCGCTCATCTCGAACGGCGTCTTCTTGGCGAACTCGGTCAGGTCGGCGATCATCGCCTTGGCGCGCTCCGGGCCGAGCATCGTCGAGAACGCGATGTCGGCCTGCTCGGCCGCGCTCGCCGTCGCGAGCGCCCACTGCGACGCCTTGGCCCCGGCCGCGGCCAGCGGCGCGGTGACGGCGGCGGTCAGGATGCCGCCGAACCTCGACATGCCGCCGCCGGCCCTCTCCAGGGCCTGCGACGTGCTCTCCCCGAGCCTGGCGACCTCGGCCTCGAACTTCGACGCGTCGCCCAGTATCTCGATTACGACCTTGCCGTCTGCCACGCTACCCCCTAGAACTCGCGCCGGGCGATCTCAGCGAGCTCAGCGTCCGTTGGCGGTAACGCCCACGCCGCGGCCCGCGCCTCGTGGGCGCGCCGCTCGGCGTCGCTGGCCCTTCTTGGCAGCGGGGAGCGGGCCTGGATGGCCGTCGCCACGAGCGAGCCGGACGTCCTCATGGCCGACAGCGCGAGCGCCATGAACCGGTACCAGTGCATGCGCAGCGACGGGTCGGTGAGGTCGATTCCGTAGAGCCGCTGGAAGTCGGCGCACAGCACGCCCGCGTCGGCGTCCCAGTCGAACACGCGTCTGCCCGCCACGCGGCCGCCGCGCCCCGGCCTGCCGTAGGAGACGAGCGACCAGGCCGCGTCGTGCCACTCGCACGCGGCCGCCAGGGCCTGCGCCGGGTGGGCGAGCGCGCCCTGCCTGAGCGCGCCCGTGCCGTCGCCGAACCAGCACTGAAGCAGCCTCGCCGCGTCGGCGCGGTCGCGGCGGTCCATCGTCTCGGCGAGCAGGTTCTGGCGGAACCCGCTGTTCACGGCGACGGGCGCCCCTGCGACCTCCACGGCCGACGGGGCGCCCGACAGGATGGCGTCGAGCATGGGCTAGGCGAGCTCGAGCGTGGAGGCGTCCGAGGCGGCGGCGCCCGCCATGGCGCCCATCGCCTCGTCGGAGCCGATGGCGTCGGCCAGGATGCGCACCACGTCGATGAGGCGGTACAGGTTCAGGCGGTTCTCGCCGCCCACGAGCTCGTCGGCCGCCTCGTCGCCGAGGGCGGTCGCCACGATGGCGCGGCCCGACTCGGCGAGCCTGCGCGCGTCGTCGGCCCCAGCGCCGGGCTTTGCCAGCCGCTCCAGGCCGCGCTGCCACTCGTCGGCGTCGAGCAGGAAGCTGACGTTGCCGAGCTGCACCTCGTACGGCCTGCCGTCTATCTCGATGCCCATCGTCGGGTTCGTCCTGAGCGTGTAAGTCCTCGTCGTCATGCGTCCCTCCGCGTCCGCGTCGTGTCGATGCCACGCATGGTGCGGCCCCGATAACGCGGGAGGGCCCACGGCGGCGCGCCGTGGGCCCTCCCCGTCGTGGTGTCTGCGTCCCGTCTACTCCGTGGCGGAGGCCGCGTAGGTCGCCTTCGTGGCGTCGAACGTGCCGTAGTCGTAGTCGGTCGTGATGGTGACCGAGCACGCCATCTTGATGGGCGCGATGTCGTCGCCCGACAGCGGGTCCATGTTGAGCGTGGCGCTCGCGTGCTTGGCGACGAGCGCGGTGTCGGGCGCCGCGGCGCCCTTCTCGAAGTCGTAGCCCACCGTGCGAACGTAGTCGATGACGACGTCGGTGGCGTCCTCGTACTTCGCGAGCTGCTGCTGGATGCCGCCCGGGCCCATCGCGTCGAGCTCGAAGTCGATGGTGTCGGTGCGGCCGAGGTTGTACTTCGGCTGCACCTTGCGGTCGAGGTACGTCGGCTCGTAGGTGTTCATGTCTCGCGAGGCGTCGGCCTTGGTGGTCTCCGTCACGCGCACGTACGCGCTCTCGCCCGGGAACTTCACCCAGTGCTGGATCTCGTAGATGGAGACGGGCGCGCGCTTGGTCGACGCCTGGGTCTCCTGGCCGGATGCTTCCATCCTTGTCTCCCTCCTAGGCCATGTACGTCATGGCCGCCGTAAGCTGGTATGTCACGGTGCCGTCCTGCGCGGCGCCGTACTGGGACGGGAGGCTCGTGACCTCGTGCGTCCGCACGGCCGGCCACTCGGGCGCCTCCCCTCCGTCGATGGCCTGCTGCAGGCCTCGCAGCGCGGCCAGCGCGTCGACGCGGCCCTCCTCGGAGCCGCGCGGCAGGACGCGCAGGTAGACCTCGTAGCCGAAGCGCCGCACGCCGCCGCCGGACAGGTAGCGGCGCACCCACGGGTCGCCGGGGGCGGCCCTCACCATGCATCCGGTCCTGCCCGGGAACTGGCCGTACTCGACCTCCACGCCCGGCAGGTGCCCGGCCACGAAGTCGGTCACGGCCCTGGCCACGTCCTCGGCCATGTCAGGTCCCCTCCCTCAGGGTCTTCTCGTACATCCGGAGCCACGCGTCGCCGCGATCGGCGCGGGCGTGCTCGTACCAGTGGTCGCACGCGTTGGGCGCGAACATGGCGTTCTGCGCCGTGTCGTGGTCGTGCGCCACGTAGTACTGCTCTCGGGCGTAGCGCGACGTGTCCTCGGTGCCGCCCCACTCGACGTATGCCGCCGAGTCCTCCAGGCGGGTCTCGCCCGAGCCCTGCAGCGCCCCCGAGTCGTAGGGCACGTAGGGCCGGCAGTCGGACAGGACGTTCTCGGCGGTGACGCCGAGCGCGGCCCGGTTGGCCGTCGCCGCCGCGCGCAGCACGCCGTCGACGTCGACCTCGGAGACGCGCGCCCTCACCGCGCCACGACCTCGGTGTGGTGGTGCTCGTGGCGCACGCTCCATGGCGTGACCGAGCGGACCTCGAGGGCCGTCTCGGGCGGCTCGGCGTCCGCCACGACGCCCACCGAGAGCGCGTCGCCAGGGACGAGCCCGGGGTCGCGGAAGAAGAAGACGCGCGTGGAGCCGTCGGGGGTCGGTCCAGGCGAGGACGGGTCGCTCGCCTCGGAGCGCTCGACCCTGCACCCGGCGTGGACCTTGTGCCGCCACCCGCCGCCGGGCATGCGGTGCCACGTGGTGGCCGTGTCCCATCCCATCACCGCTCGCCCACCCCCATGTAGAGCAGGCCCGTCCCGGCCAGCCACGGCGCCACGGCGTCGAGGTCGGAGGCCCCGGCCACGGCGTCGGCGTACGTCACCGACGTCGAGCCGACGGTCTCGGACGAGACGGTGCCGGAGCGGTCGAGCCCGGCCACGCGGTCGACCATGGCGCACAGCGCGCAGAGCCAGGCGTCACGGCAGCGTTCGGGCACGTCGCCGCCGGTGATGGCGGCGAGGCGGGCCGTGGCGCGGGGCAGGGCGGAGGCGAACGCGTCCCCGTCCAGCTCCCCGCGGTACAGCTCGCCCGCGTACAGCTCGTGCGTGAGCGCGGGCGTAGCCACGGCGCTACGCCTCGGCCTTGGCGTGCAGGACGCCGGCGGCCTTCGTGGCCTTGAGCGCGATGCCGCAGACCAGCTCGCAGTCGCCGGACTTGACGGCGCCGGGCGTGGACCAGTCGGGCAGCGTCACGGACACGGCGTTGCCGCCCGCGAGCGTCACGCCGTGCAGGCCGTCGAGGCCGAAGCAGCAGGCGTACACGTCGCCGCCGGTCATGGCGCCGTCGCGCATCTCCTGGATGGGGATGCCGTTGTAGGAGGCCACGACGCGGCCGGCCGTCTCCATGGTCTGCGTGCCCATGCCCACGACGCGCAGGCAGGAGTTGAGCTTGACGCGCTGTGCGGCGCTCATGACCAGGGCGTCGGGCGTGCGCATGAGGCAGGACAGCATCGTGTCCAGCTCCTCGAGGTACGCGAGGGCCGCGGCCTGGTCGACGACCTTGAGGCTCGTGGCGGACGTGGCCTCGGTGGAGGTTCCCTTGAGCGCCTTGGCCAGGCCGTCGAAGCCGTCGGTCTCCTTGGAGACGTCGCCGCTCACGAACGTCTTGTTGAACTTGCGGATGATGGAGCTCTTGGACTCCTCGAGGTAGAGCTGGTACAGGTCGCCCGCGGCGTCCTTGGCGACGCGGTCCATCGTCCACTTGTTCGCCAGGATGGCGACGTTGGTCGCCTTCTCCTCGGTCGTGGGCACGCTCTCGGCGGGCTCGGAGCCGAGCGCTCGGAACGCGGCCTCGGCCGGCGTCTTGACGCGCTTGTAGTTGTACTTGAGGTCGCTCGTGCCGGTCGCCGTCATGCAGTCGTCGAACGGCATGGCGCCGAGCAGGTACGAGTCGGTCACGATCTCGTTCGTGAAGCCCTGCACCAGCTTGTCGCCGGAGTTGGCGGCCAGGTCGGTCAGTGTGATTGCCATGTGTCTCCCTCTTCGCTAGTTGATTGCCTGGAGGCCCTCGCGGATGTTGCGCGCGGCGCCGCCGGCCGAGCCGGAGCGGCTGCCGCCGGTGGACATGCGCTGGCCCCCGCCGAACAGGTAGGGCTTCGCCTCCCTGAGCTTGTCGACGTCCCCGTCGTACGCGGCCAGGGCCGTGCGCCCCAGCTCGCAGTCAACGCAGCCCGCGGCCGTGAGCGCCGCGTCGGCCCTGGCGTTCGCGGCCTCGGTCGCGGACTCCGTCGCCCGCTTCTCGAGCGCGGCGATGCGCGCCTCGAGGTCGCTGCCGCCCTTCTCGCTGGCCGCCAGCTTGGCCTCCAGTTCGGCGATGCGCTTGTCTCGGTTGGCGACGTCTCGCTCCAGCTTGTGGACGTTGGGTGCCGCGTCGGTGCCCTCGCCGCGCCTGGGGTCCTGGGCCTGGGCGGCCTCTCCCTGCGCGGTGTCCTGGGGCTGCCCGGCGGCCACGGCTTCCTGGGGCTGCGCGCCCTCGGCCGCGACGGCCGGCTCTTCCTCTGCCATTCGGAGGCTCCCTTCCGCATGCGGGGGCCCTTCCCCCGCTCGGGGGGCATGGTCGGCGGCCGGTAACGGCATGAAAAAGGCCCCGCCGAGGCGGGGCCATCGAGTCGTGGCGCGCTGTTGTGCCGAGCCTACGCAGCGGTTCCGGCAGGCGGGAGGAGCGACAGGTCGAACCCGGCGACGAAATCCTCAGGAAGCTGCTTGATGTACTCTCGGCGGCCCGCCTCATCCTTGTCCAGGAGAATGAGGAGGTCCTCCGCGCCCGGGCGGTCGTCGATGATGAGGCCGCCGAAGTACTGCTTGTTCGACTCGTAGAAGTCCCAGAGCGTCAGAGCCTTCTTATCCTCAACCATCTCTCCACCTCGTTTCGTCCATAGAGCTCGTCGAGCGCGCGCATCTTTACCAGCTCGTCCGGAATCGTTCCGCCGAGCTGGTCTCTCAGCTTCTTAAGTATAGCCTCATATGTTGCGATAAGCTGCGGAGACGTGCCAGATACGAGGTAAACGGTGCCGTCGTGGCAGAGGACGAGGGACGCCCTGACGAACTCGTTCGCCGCCACGCTCTTGAGATCAGCCCACGACGGCCTCGTGCTGGCCGGGTGGTTGTGCATGATGACCACGCCGCCATCGGTCGACGCCGCCCTCTCGTACTGGCTGAGGGTCAGTCCCGCCTGTGCCTTCTGTGCGTGCGACCCGAACGTGTCGCATACCAGCCTGCCGCCCCTCCACGAGACGACGCTCATACGCTCGCCGTCGGTGCCGTCGCGGTCGCGCAGTATTCTCCGTGCCTCGGTGTAGCAGGTTGCGGCAGTCCTCTTCGGGAGGCCCGCGGAGTCGAACTTCCTGCGGTAGGAGGGCCCGTTGACGGCCCTCCTGCTGACGTCGTACGCCGTGCCCGCCGCCCTCTGCTCGCGCGGGATGAACCTCTCGCGCTGCTCCAGCGGGAGCGCCTTGAGCGCCCTCGGCTGGGCCACGCCCTCCGGCAGGCCGTAGGCCCTCTCGCGCTCGTAGTCGCGGCGCAGGTGGCTGGCCCGGCAGTGGTCGCGCAGCCTGCCCTGCAGCTCGCCCAGGCGCACCCTGGCGGCCGCCACGTCGGCGCCCGCGGCCTCGCCCAGGGCCACCTCGCGCTTGGTCTCGCGCATCCGCGCCTCCAGCCGGCGCTGGGCCTGCGTGGCGGCGTAGTACTCGTCGCTCGTCATGCCGGTCAGGCGCTCCTGCTCGGCGTAGTCCGTGCTCGGCAGCTTGGACAGGCCCTCGACGTAGGGCGTCATGGTGTGGCGGCAGTTCACGCCGCACAGGCCGCCGGCCGTGCCGTAGCCCGTCGACTCCACGAGCGGCGGGTACTTCGCCGAGGACCCGGAGCGGCTGAACACGCGGCCCTGCCAGACGGCGTGGCTCGGGCGCGCCCCGTAGTGCGCCGATACGAACACGAGGTCGACGCCCCACTCGTCCATGCGGCGCACGAGCAGGTCGTTCCTCGCCTGGTTGGCCTGCGTCACGACGTGGCGCCGAAGCGCGGCGTCCACGCGGCAGCGCACCCCGGTACGGTAGTCGATGGTCTCCAGGCCCAGCGACGCGAGCCTCGCCGTGGCGTCGGTCAGCACGCGCCTCGGGCTCTCGCCCGACTCCACGCGCGTCACGGCGTCGGCCACGGCCTCGCCCCACGAGCGCTCCAGGTTTGACGCCAGCGCCACGTTCTCGCGGCGCAGCACCTCGGACATGCCGCGGGCCGCCTCGGCCGCCACGCGGGAGGCGTATGCGGTCTCGTGCGGCCTGTCGCCGGCCCAGCGCGACAGCGAGGCCACGATCGCCTCGTCCTCGTCGGAGACGGCCTCCTCCCACGCGGCGCGGCACCCCTCGCTCACCCTCGGCTCCCACTCGGCCCACAGGCGCATGGCGCCGACGGGGGAGGTGCGGGCGAGCGCGCGGTAGGCGTCGGGGTTCGCCACGGAGCGGGCCAGCAGCGAGGCGCACCTCTCGGTCAGCGCGGCGACCCAGCGCTCCTGGGCGCCGCCGACCAGCTCGGACGCGAGCCGGTCGAAGTAGTCGGCGGCCACGCGCTACTCGCCGTAGCCCTCGTCCTCGGCCGCCAGCGACGCGGCCTCGGCCTCGGAGAGGTCGTAGTACTTCATCACGTAGCGCCAGCGCGGGCACAGCCCGCGCGCCACGTCGTCCTTCATGGTCTCGCGCTCGGCGTCGGCGTCCTCCACCACGGAGTCGTCCCACGTCACGGTCACGGAGGCGCCCTCTGCCACCGGCAGCCCGCGCAGCGAGCGCTCGGCCGAGTAGGCGCCCATCATGAGGCGGCGAAGCGCCGCGCCCACGACGCCCTCGTGCTTGCGCAGGTTTCGGTACAGCACGGAGTTGTCGGACACGACCTCGCGGGCGGTCTTGAGGCCTCCCTGGCGCGTATAGCTGAAGTAGTTGGGGCCGAACCCGCACTTGATGCTGAACAGGCTCAGCGCGTCGTTGAGCGCCACCTGGCTCTCGGCCGCGCGGGTCTCGGGGTTGTAGACGGTGACCGGCACGCCCTGGCCCACGGCGCCGCGCAGGCCGTGGAACAGCAGGCCGTCGATGGTGCCGCCCACGTCCTCCTGCCCCGTCTTGGGGTCGCGCCTGACTCCGGCCTCGTCCACGAAGACGCGCGGCACGCACAGGCGCGTGCGCCAGTACATGGCGTCGAACGCGGCGTCCACGTTCTTGATGGCGTCCACGGCGTCGTCGTAGACCGACACGCCCAGCGGCGTGAAGTCCTCGTATGTGTTGGCGAGCGCCGGGCGCACGAACGCGTAGGTTGGCAGCGTCGAGCCCGTGTCGAGGTCGGCGACCACCAGCTCGCTCGACACTTCGCGGCCCTGCGCCCGCGGGTCGAACAGCCACGTGCGCAGGTGGTACGTGCCGCCCGTCTCGGTCACCGGCTCGTGCACCTGCAGCTGGTCGTACGTGCGGCCGCCCACGAGCACGCGGCCCACGAGCGCCACCGACACCGACTCGCGGCCGTCGGTGGCGAGCGGGATGACGGCCCCGGCGTCGTAGAACTCGACGCGCGCCGTGGCCCCGGCCGTCGAGGCCTCAGTGATGCCGTCGAACTGACAGGCCCACACGCCCGAGCCGAGCGCGAACGCCAGCGCGAGGCTGTCGGCCTGTTCCGAGACGAACGAGCCGAAGCGCTCGGAGAGCCACCGGGACAGGTCGTCGTCGGCCGAGCCGATGGCGGTCTTCTCGTCCATGACCAGGCTCGCCCACTCGTCGGCGGCGGCGCGGGCGGGCCTCAGCGACAGCCTGCCGCCGTCGGGTCCGCGCCCCGTGTCTCTGCGCTCCGTCGCGTAGAACCCGTTGCTCGCCTGGTACCAGCTCCACCACGCCGCGATGCGCGAGTCCATGCAGTTCGCCGGCGAGTACCCGGCCCTGCGCAGGAACCTCGTCGCCCACCCCGGCACGCCGTTAATCCTCTTCAACGCGACCTCCCGCCGCTAGACCACCGATGCGTCGTCGATGAGTCTCGCGACCGCGTAACGCAGGGCGTCTATCGCGTGGTTGTCGGCGTCGGGCAGCATGCCGGTGGGCTTCCCGTCGCGCGTGAGCGCGTACTGGTACGAGGGCAGCTCGCGGGCCGCGACCCCGCACCTGGGGTCGACCACGATGGCGGCGCGGTCCTGCAGCCAGCGGACGGAGTTGCGCACGTTGTGGGCGCCCTGCTTGGGCACGCTCGCCGCCTGGATGCCGGCCGCGCGGAAGTCGGCCACGCTCTTCGGCTCGGCCGAGTCGCACATGACCTCGGCCCACGGCTCGGCGTCCTCCACCACGTCCGGCCCGTCGTGCCCCGGCTCGCCCAGGGCGCCGCCCTCCAGGCGCGGGCGGGACATGCGGGCGGCGACCATGTGGGCGCTCTCCTCGTTCGACAGGCCCACGCCGCTGATCTCGTCGAGCACGTAGAGCGTGCGGGACCCCCGGTCGTAGGCGGCCTGGACCCAGACGAACGGGTCCACCGAGAATCCCCAGTCCACGCCGTAGACGCGGTGCTCCAGGCGGCGGCGCTCCTCGTCGGTGACGGCGCGGACCTCGACGCGCTGGAACACCTCGGCGCCGTAGCCGGTGCTCTCGCCGCCCCACTCGTGGCGCCAGCTCTCCTCGTCCAGCTCGCGCAGGGCCTCGGCGTCGCGGTAGACCTGCTCGGGCACCCACTCGCGCGGCATGTCGAGGTAGGTCGTGGAGATGACCGACGCCGGGTCGGCGGCCGCAACCTCGGCGACGTGGGCGTTGACCCACGCGTCTCGCGAGCGCGGCGGGTTGTAGTCGAAGAAGCGGAAGTAGACGGCGCCATCCGGCGCGTCTCGCGTGACCGACTGCAGGACGGTTCGCACGTCGCGCATGCCGCCGAACTGGTCGACCTCGCTTATCCACTGGTAGGCGTAGTAGGTGCCGGCCGGGGCCTTGATGGCCTTCGTCTTGTCCGAGCGGTCGCCGCCCTTGAATGTCACGACCTGCCCGGTCGACGGGCGCGCGAGCCTGCACGGCCGCTTGGTCGCGACCCACTCGCCCTCGCATCCCAGCTTGCGCAGCGCCCACAGCATCTGCTCGAACACGCCGCCCTCGATGTCCTGCCCGATCTTGGGCATCACGAAGGCGGAGCGCTCCGGGTGGCGCATGAGCCCGTAGGCTATCTCCAGCGAGATGACCGAGGACTTGCCCGAGAAGCGGCCGCCGTGCAGCCAGCGCTCCAGGCCCTCGTCGCGCTCCACGGCGCGGTGCAGGGCCACGTAGGGCGGGGCCAGGAGCGTGCCGAAGTCGCGGACGAACGGGGCGCCCTCGCGCTCCTCGGCGGCCCTGCCGCGCTCGTCGAGGTCGAGCACCAGGCGCGCCGCCTGGGCGTTGCCGTCGCGGGCGCTCGCTATCTGGCCGGCCACGACGGTGGCGGCAACGGTCGCGTCCTCGTCGGGCAGGTCGGGGACCACCTCGCGCAGGGCCTCGCGGGACTCGCCGCGCGCGGGGCTGTCGAGCAGGGCCGAGGCGAGCCGCGCCATGTCGCGCCTGCGCCTGCGCGACTCGCCCGAGGCGATGCCGCCCTTGCGCCCGTTCCTCGCGGCCTCCTCGCGGCTTTGGTCGCTCGTGAACGGCTTCGTCAGGTTCCTGTTCTGCGGGCGCGACGAGGCGGCGGCGCGCCCCGATGGCCCGCCGCCGCGCCCCGCCGCCCTTTTACTCCTGCGCTTCGCCATGCCCCGATGATGCGCCGCCGCTGTGGCGGCGCTTGAACCTGGCCTGCCGCAGGGCGTTGTCGGCCCTGTCGAGCCTGGGCCCGTGGTCCATGCGGTAGCGGCGCTCGGCGATGGTGCACTCCTTGCACAGGCCCCAGCGCCTCCCGTCCCCGGCCTCGCGCCACACCGGGTGCTGGCCGCAGCGCTGGCAGATGGGCGTCACCCCGGCGACGCGCCAGCGCCCCGCCTCCTGGCGCTTGTTCTTCACGGCGCGCTCGGTGTGGCGGGGCAGCAGGGCGGCGAGCTCGCGGGCCGTCATGTCGGGGTGGCGCCAGAGCGTCTCCAGCTCCTCCCACGTCCACGACGCCCACCGCTTGCCGCCGTCCGAAAGTTTTTGAGAATTTGGGCCCTTTGGGCCATTTGGCCCAAGTTCGTCAGCCACTGGCGCCCTCCAAAACACGGAACGGGCGGCCGTCCCACGCCGGGCGGCCGCCCCATCACCTCGCCCACAGGACCCACGCGGCGAGCTCCACGAGGGCCACCGCGACGAAGAACCAGACCGTCTCCCAGTCGAAGCGCCTCACCGCCCCACCACCCTGGTCGTGGAGTGCACGGAGCGCTCGACCGCCCCGCTGCCGCCCGAGAACGGCCTTGCCGCTGTGGTTGCCCGCCTTGCGTGCGAGCGCGTCTCAGAACGGCCCACAGCGCCCCACAGGGCCAACAGGCGGCACAGCAGGGCAAGCACGACAACGAGAAGGCACGCCACCACGACGAGCACACCCACCATGGCGGCGAGAAGGGCGCTAATCATCCGTGCCACCTCTCGTCGTCATATGCCCTGTCGTTCCAGAACATCGCGGCTCCATCGGCGCTTGGGCAGCCGGGACCAACAGCGTCGCAGTCTGTGCACCTGGCGTAGTACCAGTCCCCGACGTGGTAGACGCCCGGCTCATCTCCTCCGCAGAAGGGGCACGGTCTGAGTCTGATTCCACCATACGTCGGCAGCTCTCCCCTACTCGCCATCGCCCCTCACCACCCTCGCGCCGCAGTTGGGGCAGTAAAGCGGCTTGATGTAGTTTGTCGCGTTTGCGACCGAATCCCTCATGTTGACGAGGGCTCCGCACGCCGAGCAGACGCCAAACTTGCCGGGGCTAATCGGGCGAATGATCTCACACGTCGGGTCTATGAGCTTGGCAAGGCGACGCATGATGCCACGCCAGTTCATGTAGCCAACTCCGAGAATTTCGAGGAACGGAACTATTGCGGACTCCTTGAATCCGGTGACGTCATACGCCCGCAGCCTCTCCGCCACCTCGCGCCTCTCGTCAGTCATCGGGCACCCCCTCGAACCACTCGTCGGGGCGCTCGCAGTCGTCTCGCCCGTGGCGGCCCCGGTCGGCCGCCCAGTCCAGCGCGCGGGACATGCCGCAGCCGCGGCACGGCGCCCCCTCGCCGGCCTCGCGCCCGCAGACGCCGAACCAGTCCTCCGGGCGCCTCGGCCCGTCGTCAAGCACCGCGAAGTGCCTGCAGTTGCCGCAGAGCACGTCCATGCCCGCGTCCCCCTTCCGCGCGTCCTCGCGCGCCTCGTCCACCCACCGCCGCAGCAGCACCACGGCGATGCTCGCGTACTCCTCGCCGGTGGCCTCCCAGCCGTCGGCCTCGGCCTCCAGGGCGTCCAGGCCCCTCGGCCCGTCCGTCTCCGCCATGCCGCCCCCCTTGAACGGGATGTCCTCGTCGTACAGGTCGGCGGCCGGGTCGGCCGGTACCTGCGCGGCGGGGGCCGCGGGGTGCGGGGCCTGCGCGGCCGGGGCTGCCGCCACCGGCGCGGCCTGCGGCGCGGGGTCGCGCCGCTGCATCAGGTCCACCTCGTCGGCGACGACCTCGATGCGGGAGCGGGCGCGGCCGTCGGCGTCGGTCCAGCGGTCCTGGCGCAGCCTGCCGTGCAGGGCGACCTTGGCCCCCTTGGCGAGGATGCGCGCCAGGGCCGCGGCCCGGTTGCCGAACACCACGCAGTCGACGAAGCTCGGGCGGTCGGCCCACTCGCCCGTCGCCGGGTCCTTGGCCCGCTCGCTCACGGCCACGCCCAGGCGCAGGGCCTGCGTGCCACCCCGCGTCTCCCTCAGCTCGGGGTCCCTCGTAAGGTTTCCGCTGATGGATACGCTGTTCAGTCCCATCGATGCCTCCAATCCGACGGCTCCCGCCGCCAGTCTCCGCGCGCCGGGCCACTGAGGGCCCGCCACAGGCCCGCTTTGCCCGCGCCCGGGTACTTACTCCACCTCGGTCCAAAACGCCCCTTCAGGCAAGGGATGCGGCGCCCACAGCGGCCTTCCCGGGCCATGCCGCGAGCCGCCTGTCGGCGCCCGCGACCTCGATGCGCTCGCACGCCCCGGCCAGCCGCGACACCAGCCGCTCGCCGGGCATGCCGCCCCACGCCTCGCCCAGCCGCCCCAGCGGCAGGTTCGACGTGCAGACGACGGGCAGCCCGTCGGCGACCCTGCAGTCGACCAGGCGCGTCAGCTGCTCGACGGCCCAGTCGGTCGCCCGCTCGGCGCCGATGTCGTCGAGCACCAGCAGCCCGCAGCCCGCCGCGCGCTCCAGCGCGCCGCCCTCCCCGCCGTCGAACGCCGCGCGCTCGGCGGCCAGCAGCTCGGCCGTGGTCACGATGCGGGCCGGGAACCTCGGCGGATCCACGCCGCCCGACGTCGCGCCCAGGCCGTAGCCCGCCCGCTCCATCGCCAGCCGCACGGCGCACGCCGCGGCGTAGGTCTTGCCCCGGCCGGGGCGGCCCCACAGGTACGCCCCGCGGCCCCGCCGGGCCAGCTCGTCGACCCTGCGGCCCAGCTCGCAGTCGGCGGCGAGGTACGCCCCGCCCAGGCCCGCCTTGCGCAGCCGGGAGCGGCGCACGCGGCCCAGCAGCTCGGCCTCGTCAGAGCGCGGCGTACTCATCGCCCACCGCCCCCCTCGGCGGCGCGGACGGCGCCGCGCCGGGCCTGCCGCGGGCGTCGCGGCGGCACCAGTTGCGCACCGCCGCGCGCCAGTCGCGCATCGGCGAGGTGCCCACGCGCCAGCCCTTGGCGGCGTAGAAGTCGACGAAGGCGGCCGCGTCGATGCCCAGTCCCAGTCCCTCGGCGTAGGCCCTGACGTCCTCGGGCGAGGGCGGGGAGAAGCCCGGCGGGGCGGCGCGCTTTCTCTTTTTCACTTTCTCTTTCTCTATCTCACTCTCTATCTCACTCTCACTCTCAGCATTTCCGGAAGTCGATGCCTGCGCGTCGCCGTGCACGATGCTTGCGCGCTCCCGTGCATCATGCTTGGGCGCGTCCGTGCATCGCGAGTCGGCGATGCTTGAGCGCTCTCGTGCATCGCGAGTCGGCGATGCTTGCGCGTCCTCGTGCATTGCTCCCTCGTCATGCTTGGGCGCGTCCGCGCGTTCGCCCTGCCCGCGCGTGCCCTCGCCGTCACCCGACCAGCGCGCGTCGGCCATGCGCTGGGCCTTGCGCCGCTTGGCGACGCTCAGCTCGACTCGGCCCTTGCACGCCACGAACGTCGGATACCACGGGGCGCCCGGCCCGGGCTCCTCGCCCGTGGCCCCGAAGCGCACGAGCGCGTAGATGAAGTCGCGCGCCTGGTCCTCCGGCATGTACTGCGCGGCCTCCCAGAAGTCGTCCTGGACGCTCACGGCCATCAGGACTCGCCCCCGGACGCCCCGCGGTCCTCGAGGATGCGCACGAGGCGCCCCCTCTGCCGGATGCCGAGCCCGGCCACGCGGCGGGACGGCTTGACCTGCGCGCGCGTCATGATCTGCTGGGCGCGCGCCGTGCCGATGCCGGGGATGGCGCGCAGCCACGCGAACACCTTGCAGCGCGCGAGCCTCGGGTCGTCGAGCGCCGCGCGCACGCCGAGCGTCCCGCGCCTGACCTCGTCGAGCGCCGCCTTGCGGACGCGGCGCGCCTCCACCGCGCGCGTCAGGTTCGCGCGCCTCTGCTCGTCCGTGAGCTCCGGTACCTCGTGCCTTGCCATCGATGCTCCTCTCGTCTTCGCTTGCTAGAACTCGACGGCGCCGTCGCCGTCGTATGCCTCGTCCGGCGCGCACTCCGTCTCCGGCTCGGGGTCCGGCTCGGCCGTCGGCTCGGGCTCCGGTCCGGGCTCCGGCTCCTGGGCCGTGACCGCCTCGGCCGGCACCGGCTCCGGCGCGGGCGGCACGTCGGCCACGCGGTTGGCGGGCATCTCGTCGGAGTCGTACAGGCCGCCGTAGGCGCCGGGGTACGCCTCGCGCAGCGCCTGGACGAGGGCGACCTTGCGGATCATGGTCGCGGGCTTGGTCTTCCAGAGGCTGCGGTGCTGGTCGTACTCCTCGAGTGACACCTCGGCGCGGCTCGGGTGGCTGCGGCCCCGGTCGTAGACCTCGGCCCAGCCGCCCACCAGCCGCTCGGTGGAGCTGCCCACGATGCTGCCCTCGCGGTAGCGCAGCTGCCCGTCGCGGCCGACGACGACCACGCCCGCGGCCAGCCCGTCGAACCCGGGCTGCTGCGTCGCCGTGCGGACGAAGTAGTCCTTCGACACGATCACGGACGCCTTGCCGCCGAACACGGTCATGTAGGCGTCCCCCGCCAGCGGGTTGAGCCTGCGCGCCTGGCACTTCGCCAGGAACGCGAACACCTCGGCGTCGGGGGCCTGCTGGCCGCCCGTGACGATGTAGCGCTGGACGATGGCGGGCGACAGCCTCACGTCGCTGCCATCGCTCGCCTTGTACTGCACGATTCCCTGGCCCATCAGGCGGCCCTCCTCTTGCCGTGGATGCCCTCGGCGCGCAGGAACGCCATGAGGCGCGAGAGCTGCGCGGGGGTGCACTCGAACTCGAACACGTATCTACTCGCGGCCTCGGCGGCCTCGCGCGGAGCGTGCGCCACGGGTGACGGCGCGGCCTGTGGCGCGGGCGCCTCCTGCGTGGCGGGCGCGGGCTCGGGCGCCGGGGCGACGTCCGGCACGGCCTCGCGCAGCGGAACGGTCCGCGGCGCCAGCGAGGCGGCCTGGGCGCGCCTCGCCTCGTCCATCTCGCGGATGCGGGCGAGCCTGTCGCGCTCGTCGCTCACGCGCCGCACGGCGGCGGCGAGGTCGAGCGTGCGGAAGTACTCGGCCCGGCACGCGTCGCGCTCGGCGGGCGTCATGTCCAGGGACTGGACGGTCTGCTCGTCGGCGGCGATGCCGCGCACGACCTCGGTGAGCGAGTCCATGCAGCGCTGCTCGCCGGTGGAGCGGTTCTGCCACTTGAGGGCGCGCCCGCGCCGCTCCCAGACCACCTCGAACGGGCACAGGCCGCCCGCCAGGGCCGGGGCCATGTCCGCGTAGGCGGCGGCCATCGCCTGCCGCCTGCGGTCGATGACGCCCGCGTCCCACTCGTCGAGCTGCGCCTTGTAGCCGCGCTCGACCTCGCGCAGCGGCTCGACGGCCTCGTTGGCCTCCTGGCGGAACCTCGCCACGGCCTCCTCGACCGCGCGGGTCGCGCCGCGCCTCTCGGCGTCGATGGCCTCGATCTCGCGGCGCAGCATCGTGCGGCTCTGCCTGATGTCGCGGTAGCCCGCCTGGTCCTCGATTGGGTGCGTGCCGTACTCGGCGAGCAGCGCGGACACCCTGCCGCGCGCGCCCGCCAGCCACTCGTCGGCGCGCGAGAGCTCGGCGGGCGGCTCGATGACCTGGGCGTCTGCCTCGACGGTCGCGCTACTCATCGCCGGCCCCCTCCCCGTCGTCGCCGGGCGCGGGCCACACGTGCACGAGCGTGAGCTCCCCCTGCCCGCGGCGGCGCCCCATCTTGGTCACCTGCAGGTAGGTCACCTGCGCGTCGTCGGCCCAGGCCAGGCCGTTGAGCGCGTCGCACACGAGCTTGGCGACGTTGTCCACGTCCGGGCGGAACGTGTCCGGCTCGGACCCGACGCGCGCCGGGCGGCCCTCCGGTAGCGGCCTGAAGGTCGTGATCGCCACGGCCACCGGCTCGTGCGCGGCGAACAGCGGGCGGGGCAGCCCCGTGCCGCTCACGGCGGCCAGCCACTCCGCCTCCACGAGATCCATCGCGCGCCTGGTCTCGGCGGGCGTGTAGGTGCCGTTGCGCGTCGTGCGCGCCCTCTGCTTGCCGCGCACCTCCGGCACGGAGAACGACACCGAGCGTCCCTCCGCGTTGACGTTCCTCATCTGCTATCCTCTCCTTGGTTGCGTCGGCCCCGCCGAGCCCTCGGGCTCCCGGGGCCGTCCTAGTACTCCGTGTACATGTACATGTCGACGCTGTCCGCGTTCACCACGCGCTCGCGCCGCATCCTGTCGGGACGGCCCGACAGCCTCGCCGACACGCTGGGCACGCTCTCCACGCACCCATCGGCCACGAGCTGGCGCATCGTGCCGACGCTGCAGCTCGCGTAGAACGCCGCGTCGCGGATGCTCATCCAGCCCTTGCCGCGCCTCGTCGGCACCGACAGGACCGGGTCCTGCGGCCTTCCCGCCGTCTCCGCCATCGCCATCACCTCCCCTCCTACTCCAGCGCCCCGACGACGCCGTACGCGAGCAGCGCGAGCGCCGTGAGGGCCGCCACCGCCGCCGTTGGGTGCGCCTCCTGGAACCAGTCCAGCCAGTCGCTGAGCGCGCACAGGGCGCGTCCGAGAAGCCCCGCCATCACCGTCTCCAATCGATCTCGTGGCGCCCGCCGGGCGCCGTTACCCATGCCCTACGCTGCGGGCATGTTGAACAGGAAGCCGACACATCAGCCAAGGCATGCGAAGCCGGACACGCCGCCCGAGACCGATGCCGGTCTCGGGAAATGGCTCCTGGGCGTGCTCCTCGGTGAGCTGGTCATCCGGGTGTTCGACCCGGAAATAGCCGCGCTCGCCGACCTCATCCACTCCCTCATGCGCATCCCGTAAGGTGCAGCGCCAGACGCAGCGCAAGCTCGAACAGGGCGCCGGTTCCTCTGCGGCTTCCTGTCCGGCGGTCGCTCTGCCCAGTCCCTCACCGCTCCCCCTCCGCCTCGCGCAGCTCGTGCCAGGCGTCCAGCCACTCCCCCAGGCGCTCGGCGGCCGTCCTCCAGTCGGCGGCGAGGAACGCCTCGTACGCCTCGCGCTCGCGGCGGCGCAGCTTCTCGGTGCCGTCGTCGTCCGCGAAGTACACGGCGACGAGCTCGACGCGCTCCAGGCGGACGTTGCACCCGAGCCCGCGGAGGACGCGGCACTGCGCACGCGCGTCGCCCTCGTCATCGAACGCGAAAGACCTCCAGCGGCCGCCGGGCCACTCGGCCGTGACGACGGCCGCGACGCCGCGCGGCATCTCGTCCGGAAGCTCGATGTTCCTTCCCAT